AGTAGTATCTGCGGCTAATTGATTCTGAATCTTATCAGTTATCATCAAATGCGTACTAACTCGGCTAGACATTAACGCTTTAGATAAAGGAATAAGTCCATCTTTACCTAATAAAAGAACATCACCACCGTATTTGCATGTGCAACGCTCACCTACTGGCGATCCTACTAAATAAACGCCTATTAACGCCCAATCATTAGCGCTAGAAGGGTCTGTTCCTTTATAAACTGCTATCTGACCAGAAGTTGTAATAACGACAAAATAATCGTCCATGCCGTATCCAGCATCTAACGACCAAGTATCTATACGAGCTATTGAACCTCCAAATTCAAAGATAGGCCCGAAATCAAACATTGAGGCTGCGCCAGAAATAGCATCAGTATCTAAATACCAACATTTTAACGATTCCTTTTGAATAAACCAATTACGCCTTTTATGCGTATGAACATCAATTAAACTGGTAGTTGCAATGCCTGTAATAGCATAAGGAGTAGATACGCCTGTAACTGTGTACCATGTAGTACCGTCATAGATACGCATGGAATCTAAACCATTAACAGCTAGTAAAAATGATCCCCCTGAAGTAGCAAATTGAGCGTGATACCATTTAGCATTAGTTAATCCAGTAACAACTGCCGATCCTACAGCGCCTTGAGAAGTTGCATTATAGATAGCACAAGTTCCTGAATTATTACTGACCGCAAAAAGCTGTTCAGTTCCGTTAGGTGCATCATAATCTAATAATGATTGAACAACGCCAGGTATTCCGGTAGCCCAATCTGAATATCCTTTTCTCGATCTTAGTTCAGTAGGTGTGCAAAACCAATTATCTAATACTACTGCATCAGTAGGTTTCATTTCTGCTAAAGGGTCGCGAGAGTTCCAACCGCCAATAGGTGCAGTAACAGTTATTGTTCTCGAAGTTTGGCGTTTGGGTCTTAACATTTATATAACCTTAATTAACATGCTTTTGCAATAACCCTAACTTGTAGAGTTCCCAAAACCCGTATCCGGTATATTGTTCTGTGTAAGTAGGATATTTGGATAACGGGGGGCGAGTGATAAAGTATCTGCACCTGATTCAGAAGCTTTCCATTTATCTAATTCACGGGTGTAATCTTGAAGCACCGCTGACGTATCAAACCCTTTAATTTCAAAAAGTTTAAGTTTAGTGCCTAATGTTAAAACACGGTCTGTAAATCGGCTGGTATCCGTATCAGCAGTAAATTTAGATTTATAAGTTCCATTAGCATCAATAACCCATCCATTAGATACATATTCAAACCCTAACACCAATGTAGCAGTTGGCATTGGCCATAAAGTAAACTTATCCCCCATCATGCGGAAACGCATACGAGGGCCAGTTGTTACATAACTAGCTTTAAGCCATTGCCATTCCTGAGCATCTTTAGGGCCGATAATTGACCATCGATTAGATTTATTGTATTGAGTCTTATCCACCATACGAGCGTAATCGCTCGGCATATCATATTTGGCTTGACCAAAAGTGATAGTGATTCCGGTAGCAGTTTCGGTAGATGGGATAGACATTTCAGCAGTTGTAGTACCAACAGAAGTCAGAAAACTGTCTTGTTGAATACCCGTGCCAGTTGCCATAAATTCAGTTGATAATCCTACTACTGAACTTAAATTACTAATTGTTGATGATCCAGCCGTTACATCACCAGTATATTGATAGAATACCGTTTCAAATCGATATTCCGCTGCAAGAGTTTGCCAATCCCTATCAGTTGATAAGGTATCCCCCGTTCGGTTCATCAATGCCATTATTTGAAGCACTTGGGGATCAGTTGAAGTAGCAACAACAGTAGGGACGGGCAACCCTAGTTCTAAACAGACATCTTGGACGTTCGATAAAAGGGTTGCCATATTTTATGTTCCTATGATATTGGTACTTCTTCTACAGCAGCGGTGTCAATTTCAGTAGCTTCAGTGCTTTTTCGAGTGCGTTTAGGCTTCTCAATATTCATTGAAGTCATCAAAAGCTTCATTTGTTCTTGAAGTTCTGCTATTTGGTCGTTTTGTTGCTGAATTATAACATCAGCATCAATTTTACCCCTATTTAAAAAAGCTTGTGCTTTTGTTCTTAATTGCATACCACCCATCATTCTAGCAAAAGCTGAATCCGGTGCGCTTGCAACTTGTTCTATAAATCTGAAGCCTTGATAGGCTAATTCATGTCGCAATGATTCGGATATTTCTAACCATTCAACCATTGGCGTTCCTTTTATGTCTTTAAGTCCTTTATAAGCGTCCCATTGCCTTGCAAATCTCCGTTTGTGTGAATCTTCAACCATTGTATCAATAGTTAATGATTTATCACCTGGCACTCCGATTCTGATAAAATCTTCTTCTTTACCTTCGAAAATACCTTCATAAAACGATACATCTAAATACGCATCGCCACCTATATCACCTACATAACTAATATCATCTGCCATTTTTAAAGCGTCCCGTTTAGGAGTTAAAATAGGAGGGCTAGTTTTAGCCCTCCCTTTATTACATCAGATTATGATACTTGGCCTTGATGGAAAGGTCTGTTAATAACAATCAAACCTAAGCCAGTTGAAGGAGTACCAGTTGTAACGCTGACTTTAGCATTGAGGATTTGCTCACCATTAACAGCAGCATCATCAACAGAGCCAGGAGTTGCAGCCAATGAAAACACATCAGCTCCAGCAGTCATAGCATTTGGGGCTTTAACAGCCGCAACACCAGCTATTTGATACCAACCATATTGGCTGGCAACGTTAGCTGACATAGCAACAGCAACAGGGCCTACACCGCCAGTAGCAGGTGATAAAGCAGTAGTCGCTAAGTAACTATCGTAATCAACCATTGAGCCTACAGCAGTAGACGCAACGCCTTTTAGATAGATAAATTCACCAGCACCATAAGTAGAATCTTCAGCTCGGACAATAGTACCAAGTTGATGATTTTGAGTAGTGTCGGTTACTGCGATAGGTTGTGCGCCTATCAAAGGATCAGTAATTTTATAAGCCATTTGAGTTAAACCTTCTGATTACAGAGTTGAGAAAGTAGCGTTGAATTGAGCGCCTGAGCAAGTTAATGCGCCAGAGAAGCCAATTAAACGAACGATTGCATCTTGGTTTACCGCTTGGCGATCACCACCGATAGGAACAAAGTTGCGGTCTTTGTGTGGACGGAAATAAACATATTTAGTGTTTATGAAGTCCATACGAGTTGCAGTTTGGTTTCCACCGATACCACCACCCAGTACAACGTCAGCAGAACCAGCACCGCCATAGAATTTCAATGCACTGAAACCGGCTGCACCTAATTTATCGTCAGTGATACGTTGAATAGCTTGTAAAGATGACAAGTAAACAGAGTATGCAGTTGAACCAGCATAGATCAAGTCAACATGGTCAGTACCACGAACAACAGACAATGCTACAGTGTTCATGCTGTTTTGGATGTTAGCAGCAGTAGCGCCTGTGCCAGCCAACCCAGTAGAAGTGTATGCACCATTGCGCCAGAAAGCCCAAGTAGCACGAGCAATACCACCGTAAGTACCAGTAGTAGGAGTAGTGCTAATCATAGCAGCTAAACCGACTAAGTTCTTACCAGCATTACCAGTTCCATTGCCATGTAAATCAGTGTCAATTTTGTTGCGTAAACGAGCTTCAGCAATTTCAACACGAGTTGCAAGCAATTCAATCATTTGCTCTTTACCACTGTTTTGTAACATTTCAGGGCCTGAAATAGTTACTGCATCGGCATAGTGTTTTAAGTTAAATTGAGCAGCACTGATAGGACTGTCAGGTGAAATATTAATAGTTTCATAACCGGAGTATGAAGCTGCATAGTTTGTGTTAGGGTCGTTATAGAACAATTCTTGTAAAATTGTTGAACCACCAGAAATAGTTTTGATATTCCCACGCTCTGACAACCTCATCAATAAAGCGTTGTTGTTAGACAAGTTGTTTTGAGCCGATTTAGTACGGGATTCAATGGTTGTAGCGATAATATCGCTGATTGCACTGTTGGCGAAAGCCATAATAGTATTCCTCTAAAAAATTATAAACCGTGTAAGCGCATGGCTTGACGAACGGCATCTTCAGTTGATGCAGGTGTAACTGATCGAGTCACTCCAGCAGGAGCGCCTTTTACAGATACGGCTGCGGCCTTTGCAGCCTGAGCTGCTTGATTTGCCTGTACTAAATTTTGACGATTAACTCCACCTTGTTGTTGAGCAAAGGTTTTATTAAATACGTTATCGTCTAGTCGTATGGCTTTCGCATAAGCATCATCCAAATCGTTTGCAAATCCACGTTCTAGCAGGTCGGCCATCGTAGCTTGTACGTCTGTAAAATGTTCATGTGATTGTGCAAATTCATCAATAGCTGATTGAATTTGTACATCCTCTTGGCTTTGTCTAAAGTTTTGAGAGGCTTGCAGTTGACTTTGGGTATATTCCAACTGCGCTTTTAAGTTGTGCATGTTAGGATCGTAAGGCACTCCGGCTAGAGCGTTCAAATCAATCTGATAGTCATGCGCTAATTTTTGCAGCATTTCCGCTTTTTCTTGGTATGATCCCATTCTAAGCGTATGTTCAGTTTTAAGTAAATTGGTAAATGCCACGTCAGGTGTCACGCCCAAATTACTCATGTAATCTTTATAAGGGGATATAGCCCTATCTATGGTTTTTGCATAGTTGGCTGCTTCCTTATATTGCTCAATTCCTTTATGAAATTGAGTTTCACGTTCGATTATATACTTCTGCGTTTCCTCAGGCAACTTTTCCAGCGCTTTTGCTGCTTCAGCTTTCCATGATTTCCACGGAGAGCGTTCAGGTGATACTGGTTTTGGTTCTTCAGGTGCTTTTTCTTCAGGTTTTTCAGTTTCTTCAGGGGTTAATTTATCTAATTCCCTGCCTATTATATCATGGGTCGTTTCAGGCTCAGTTGAAGCAGTTGATGTTGATTCTTCTACTTCAGAAGATTCTACTTGGCTTGAGTCGTCAAGCA